TTGGCGATTGCGCTGATGCTCGGGTCTGAGAACCGGAAGAACCGGATCGTCTTGTTCCCACCCGTTTTGGTCGGGTAGGGGGTTTTCATAGCAAACTGCTCCATCTGGAGCAAGGGGAGCGCACGCTCCAGCAACGCCTTCGAGAAGTACGTCTGGAACTGCGCGGTTACTGAACCAGTAGTGACCATTGTAGTTATATCCTTTGTTGTGACTAACCGTTCCTGTCAACCTCACCCGCCATCCTCATCAATTCGCGTTCCTGCTCGTCTAGCGAGAGTTCGCTGAAAGACTTGGTCTTGGCCGGGCCTGACGGTTGGCTGGAAGCCGGTGTCGTCGCTTTTCTGAGTTGAGCGAGTTCTCGCTCATACTCTGCAACCTTCTTCTTCAAGTCGGAGGCGGTTTCCGCCTGGAGCCTGATCTTGGCAATCCCAACCGCGTCCTTGATTCCCGCAGGGTAATTGCGGAGGATCGCGTGGTTTTGCAGCATTTCGGAGACGGCCTTGTAGAGCGAGCTATTGGAATCCTTGAGATCGGGGTTGGCCTCGACCTCCTCAAGCAGGTTTTTGTCCCAGGCCGATTTTAGTTCGGTTTGGGTTTTCTGCTCGATTTCCCTGCGCTCTTCAGTCTCGACTTCGGTGGCTTTTGTCTCAGCGAGCTTTGCAAGATCGTCGCGGCCTTCTTCACGATAGCTCTTTGCCGCCTCCCGGTAATCGTCCGCGCTAAAGCGTCGATTTCCAGTTTTCGGCGTTTCAGAACCAGGCTGCGAAGCCTCCCGCTGGGCTTTCGCCTGCTCGATGGCTTCACGCTCTGCTTTGAGTCTTGCTTTTTCCGCTCGGACATCTTCCCACTCTTTTTCGAGTCTGCCCTTGGCCTTCTCGTATCGGGACGGCTTCTTTTGTTCGGAAGCCGACTCCGACTTGTCTTCTGAAGGTTGCGTTGTTAAAGAACTTTTTGCCTCCTCGGATTTCTCCTCGGTGGCGGAAACTTCACTCGAAGCTTCCTGTTTGGTTTCGGCTTCCTCGGCAGGCGCGGGTTTCTGCTCGGTATCTCCGCTCGCCTTATCGGTTGCAGGTGCTTCAGCTTTGGGTTTTTCGTCTTCCTTGGGAGTGGGATTGTAATCCCGTCCCTCGTCAGCCGCTTGCGCCATCGCCAGAATATCCGCTTCCGTCAGGTTATTCGAATCAGCCATTTGACCCTTTCTTACACCCATTCGCCGGGAGTCATTCGGCGGTGAGGTTAATCGGCTACTGGTTCATCCGATCCATCCCCATAGCCTGAGATGGCGGAGTTTAGTTTTTGGGTTGCGAGCGATTCTAAGGTCGCCACACAACCTCTATAACCTTTAGCCCATCCACAAGCCTCTGCAAGTCTATCATGGTTTTTCATGATTGCGGAGGCATTTTGACGCAGGGTTAGGTTCAAAAGTATTAGGCTTAACTTGCGCCCAGTTGGAGTTCCAAGAAATGATGTCCATGCCTTTTCATCTTCCTCAAGCCATTTGGGTTCTTCAACCCACTCATAATTTCTTGAAAACGAAATAAATGCTCTTAAGAATCTAATCATAAATAACTTATACTGCAAAAAGTTTTCCAATTTGTCTATTGTGTTTGGATATATTCCATTTATATGGAACCCATTGAAGATTCGATGGTGCGTGTATTCCGCCCTTTGATATTGGTATAATATGATCTACGTGAAATTTTATTCCAATACATTTACCAACTCGTTTTGCGGCTTCATAAAATACTGAAATTATTTTGCTGTCCAATGTCTTTACACATCTTTTTTGCATTTGATATTTTCTTACAGATGCAAGTTTTTTAGACTTATTTTTTAGATACCAATTTTGAACATTCTTCCTATTTTTTTCATTATCTAAATTATTTCTTTGCCATTGAATTTTTAATAAATTTGACCTAATAAAATCATTTTTATTTAACCATATTTCTGGATTTTTTCTTGCCTTGTTATACGCCCAGAAAATCATCCCGTCCTCTCTTTGAAATCCTCTTTTATATCTCATACCACTACCGCCCAAGAATCGCCTTGGAAAAGCGCGACTTCCTTGCCGTTAAGAGTCTCGGATAAAGCCTTCTGTACAGCCGGGAAGGACCAATCGTGTCCAGCCAGCACCCCGCCTTTACGCAGTTTCGGCCTCCACCCTTGGATGTCTGCCACAACCGCTTCATACCTGTGATCGCCATCAACATAGATTAGGTCAAGCGATTCATCGCCAACAAACTCCAACGCGTCAAGACTTTTCCCACGGCTAAAAGATACGTTACCAAGTCCCTTGGTGCGGTTCTGGAAAGCCTCAAAAACAAACTTCATGGGACACTGGTGGCTGGCGACATCGTTTAGGTCGTAGCCGTTGATCCAAGGATCTACCGCCAATACCTCCTTGAAATACTTGGAAATAACCTCGGTACCCTCGCCGCTATATGCGCCGATCTCAACGGCCTTGCCGTTTGCGCCTTTCTCGTTTGCCCACTGGCAAAGCTTGGCCAACCCCTCCTGCTGGAAGGGCGGTCGCATTACCGGAACCTTCAAGCAGGCATCGGAGCGGCGGGTTGTGCGGCCTGCGGAGCAATCTGCTCGGCAGCACGCATTTCCTGTTTGGCCGCATCACGAAGCTGTTTCTGGATGGCGCGGGATGTGTTGGGGTCAACCTGCTCCAAGGCAGCCAAGTGCTGCTGGAGGTGCTGCATGATCGCCTGCATGGCAACCTGGTCTACGGGTTGCTGGCGAGCTTGGGCTGCCTGGTTGAACTGGAAGAGAACTTGGATATGAATCTTGTGATCGTCGGAAGGCTTGATCTGGACGGGGAAGCCGGTGGCAAGCATGGTCGCAATCTCGGTCGCCTGATCCTCGCCTTGGTCGCCCATTCCGGCTTGCGGGTCTTGGAACAGACGGCGCACAAGGCTGGGGTCGTCCTGTTCGATGACAGACTTGACCAGTTCGCCCTGATTGACGAAAGGATTGCCCTGGAACATCTGCATCCGGGCTACTGCTTTCTGGAGCGAGAACTGACGGTTGATAAAGTCCAATCCGCCCTTCGGCTCAATCGAGTACTCCTCATGGATACCTTCGGGCGGCATCGCGCCGGTCTCCTCGGCGTAGCGGAACATAAGGTCACGCTTGTTGTACTGGACGTAAAGCGACCAGCACTGCTTGAAAAGATGGGACAGCCCCATTCGGAAAATGCGGTTACGAAGATCGCCGGAAGCCGCAGCCTGCGCCTGCAATGCCGCAACCTCGGTCGCTGTCTTGCGGTCTGAAACTTGGTACTGCGATCCTGCTCCAAAGTCTGGATTGCCCATCCGGGCCTCGGCCAGCATCCGCTCCTCCAGCATAAGACGCTGGAAGTCGAAGGGAGGCTGGCTGAATTGCACCGGCTTGAGACCCTGCGGAAGGATCTGGCCCGGCTGCATCTTGAGGTTGGCGGTGTTGAGGCTGATAGGATTCTGCGCCTCGAAAACGGGTCGGTTGGCCAGTTCAACGTAATCACTCAGGCTATTCTTCAGCTTGTTGAGTAGATTCTCTCCAGGGAGGAGAATTTCTGCAACTCCCCGTGGACTGTACCAACCGCCCCCTGTGACTTCATAGGGGAAATCAACGAAAGGAGGTTCGCCGTGGCGGTAGGGAAGGATGAACGGTTTCCTTACATCCTCGGTGACAACCAGCGGACTATAAGTTTCGACCTTCCATCCGTCTTCGGAGGGCGTATACATTTCCCAAAGAATGATGCGATCATTCTCAGCTTCCTGGGTAATTCCCTCACGGCGGTAAATCTCGTCCTGAATCTCACTTCGTAGGCCCACCGATTTGGACGGCTTACCCGAAATGATTTTGATAAAGTTTTCGTCCTGCTTGTAAAGGGGGTTAGCCTTATAGGAATCGACGCTCGTGGAGATGATGTGAACAATGAAATCGGCATCTTTGAATTCCTTGGTGTACGAAGGTACGATGATATGGAAGGGATCAATCGCCTCGAAGTCAATACGCTTCTTGTCCTCGTTCCAGATCACCTTGGAAACGCCACGGCCATAAAGAAGGATGTTGTCGATGACGGAAACAATCTCTTTCTGGAAGTTGGACTTCTCCCGCATCTGATAGTCAAACCAACGCTCGGCGGAAACAGTCAGCGGGGTCAACTGCTGGCGCATCGGGACAAAGCTGGAAAGGATGTCGTTGCCGATGGCGGAATTGACGAAGGAAGGCTTCAGCTTCTCAATGGCCGTGTCGATCAACTGA